CCCAGAGCTTAAGCTCTTGTACCATATCCCAAACGGTGGCAGGCGAGACGCAAGGACCGGAGCGATGATGAAAAGGCAGGGAGTCAAAGCTGGCGTTCCGGACCTTCATCTCCCTGTCGCTCGTGGTGGATATCATTCCCTTTACATTGAGCTCAAGACAACAAAAGGGAAAACAAGAGAGAGCCAGGATGAATGGATAAAGGCACTGAATGAACAGGGGAACCTGGCAGTAGTGTGCCATGGAGCTGAGGAAGCAATCGCAACGATCAAGTTATATCTTGGAGAAAAGAAAAGTTTTTACGCCTAAGGGGAGAAACCTTTCTTTTTTTATGCTAAAAAGAAATTAATGAAGCAAAAGCAATGGGACGACATAAGAAATGAATACATAACGACAGATATCAGTTACAGAAAACTTGCTGCCAAATATGACATACCTTCAGGCACTCTAATGAAAAGAGCTGCAAAAGAAAAGTGGAATGATTTAAGGAAGCAAAGAGGAAGCAAAGCGGTAGCAAAGACAATAGAGCAATCATCCGATATGGCTGCAGCAAGAGCTGTGAGTCTGATGATAGCAACTGATAAGGTTTTGAGTGCCATTCTTGTGGACATAGAGCGAATAAAAGCATTGGAAACACCATACAACTGGAAACAGATAACCGGAGCACTGAAGGATATTAAGGATATACAGACATTGCCTGAAGACAAAGCACAGGATATCGTTATCCGTCTGGAGACAGAACTGGAAGACTGGAGCGAGTAATGGAGCTTACGATACAGAAACCAAACGCTAAACAGGAGCTTTTCTTAAAGGCAAGAGCTAAGCACATTGCATTCGGCGGAGCCAGAGGTGGCGGCAAAAGCTGGGCAGTACGTACAAAGGCAAAGCTCCTATGCGTCAGATATCCAGGAATACGAGTGCTTATAGTCAGAAGGTCATATCCGGAGCTTGTGAATAACCACATAAACTTATTGAGGCGTGAGCTTATCGGCATAGCGAAGTATAACGACAAGGACAAGGTATTGAAATTCCTGAATGGTAGCACCATCAACTTTGCGTATTGTGACCATGACAAAGATCTGGACAGATTGCAGGGCGTGGAGTATGACATCATATTTCTGGATGAGGCGACACAGCTTTCGGAGTTCCAGATGAAGACCATCATAGCGTGTCTGAGAGGACCGAATGATTTCCCAAAGAGGATCTATTACACCTGTAACCCAGGGGGGCAGGGACATCAGTATATCAAGAGGCTGTTTATCGACAGGAACTTTGAACCGAGCGAAGACCCAAACGATTACGTCTTCATCCAGTCGCTGATTACTGACAATACGGTGCTTATGAAATCTCAGCCAGACTACATTAAACAGCTTGAGATATTACCGCCAAAGATCAGAGACGCATGGCTGCATGGACGATGGGATGTATATGAAGGGCAATACTTCGAGGACTTCAGAGAGACACCGGACGCACTGGAATGCGAGCGTGTAGGCATATCTGTAGAGGAAGCAAAGGAAACCGGACGATTCGTACACGTGATAAAGCCTTTCGATATCCCAAGAGGCTGGAACATAGTAAGGAGTTACGACTTTGGATTTGCAAAGCCTTTCAGCTGTGCCTGGTGGGCAGTTGATTTCGATGGGACTATCTATCGAATACTTGAGCTTTACGGATGCACACAGACGCCAAACGAGGGATTGAAGTGGACGCCGACAAGGCAGTTTGAGGAAATCGCAAGGATAGAACGTGAGCATCCTTATCTTAAAGGCAGAGAGATAACTGGAGTAGCTGACCCGTCAATATGGGATAAATCCAGAGGACCGAGCACAGCTGAGATGGCACAGAAAGAAGGCGTGTACTTCACACCTGGAGACAATGCAAGGATAGCCGGATGGATGCAGTGCCATTACAGATTGCAGTTTGATGATATGGGATATCCGAGGATGTATGTGTTTGATACCTGTAAGGCATTCATCAGAACGATACCCTTATTGCAATACGATGAGCATAAGCCTGAGGATTTAGACACGGACGGCGAGGACCACGTGGCAGACGAGTGGAGATATATGTGTATGTCCAGACCGATAAAGCCACTGAAAGAGGAAAAGAAACAGACAATTTGGGGAGACCCTTTGAATCAATATGGAGCATGAAGATGGGCGAGAATGAAGTAAATGTAAGACAGATCATCAGTGAAATGAATGAAGCTGAGAACCAGCAGAAGATAGGCAAGGAGCAGGTAAACAGAGCTACAGAGATACTGAAGAAGTACAAGGCAGGCAAGAGCAATCTTGAGAAGCGGATTATAGCAGACCAGGAGTGGTGGAAGCTCCGTAACAACTTAGTGGAAAAGCCGAGAGGACAAAAGGGAGCAGTAAAGCGGCCTTCGGCGTGGCTTTGGAATGTTATCTTAGGAAAACACGCAGACGCAATTGCAAGCTATCCTACATTCAACTGCCTGCCGAGAGAGATGGGCGACAAGCATGAAGCACAGATGCTCTCAAGCGTTATCCCAGTCGTACTGGAACAGAACGATTTTGAAGAGGTATACTCCGATATCACCTGGCAGAAAATGATTGAAGGCACAGGCATATACGGAGTGTTCTGGGATAGCAACAAGCTGAATGGACTGGGAGACATATCCATCAAAAAGGTATCAGCCTTGAACATATTCTTTGAGCCAGGAATATCCGACATTCAGGACAGCTCAAACGTATTCGTCACTCAGCTTGTAGATGACGAGAAGCTCCATCAGATGTACCCACAGCTTAAGGACATAAGTGCAAACAAGGTGCTTACTGTTTCCGAGTACAAGTATGATGACAATATTGATGATTCTAACAAGAGCCTTGTAATCGACTGGTACTATCACGTGTGGGATGGTCCTAAGAAAACGCTTCACTATGTCAAGTACGTAGGGGAGCAGGTACTTTATGCGACAGAGAATAATCCGGAAACGGCTGAGCGTGGGCTTTACGATGATGGCGACTATCCTTTCGTCATAGATCCTCTCTTCAAGGTAGAAGGCACGATATGCGGGTACGGATACATTGACATAGGCAAAGCACCACAGGAGACCATAGACCAGCTGAACGAGGCGATATGCACCAATGCGGTACAGGCAACAACACCGCGGTACTTCGTAAGGCGTGACGCATCATTCAATGAAGAGGAGTTTAGGGACTGGACTAAACCATTCGTACATACTGATGGCAACTTAGGACAGGACAGCATACAGCCTATACAGACCACACAGCTTAACGGAAACTATATCCAGGTGCTTGAGAGCAAGATCAACGAGCTGAAGATGACATCCGGTAACCAGGACATCCAGAACGGGGCAGGAGTAAGCGGAGTGACTGCAGCATCAGCAATTGCTGCATTGCAGGAAGCAGCTGGACGTTCCTCAAAGGACAGCACTCAGGCAGCATACAGAGCATATTCAAGACTGATACTGATGGTCATTGAAAGGATAAGGCAGTTCTATACAGCTCCAAGAAAGTTCAGGATCACTGGCGAGATAGGTGACGAGCAGTTCGTAACATATGACAACAGAGGCATTCGGCCTCAGCAGTATGGCGTGGAGTTTGGCGTAGACATGGGATATCGTCTACCGATATTCGACATTAAGGTTTCTGCCCAGAAAGCAAATGCCTACACTAAGATGAGCCAGAACGAGCTCGCATTGCAGTTCTTCCAGTTAGGATTCTTTAATCCTCAGCTTACAGACCAGGCACTGATGACTCTTGACATAATGGACTTCGATGGCAAGGAAGCAGTAATGCAGAAGATATCACAGCAGGGAACACTGATGGATAGGTTCATACAGATGCAACAGCTTGCACTGACGATAGCTGCAAAGCACGAGCCTCAGATAGCCGAACAGCTTGCAGCACAGATAAACGGAACACCAGTGCCACAGGCAAGGGCATCAGCCGAAGATATTAACATCCCAGAAGGAGACGCAATGGCAGAAACACAGAGAACCAATCAGTCAGGCATAGTAGAGAAGGCAAGACAGAGAGCCAATGCAGTAAGCCAGCCATCATGATACAGATAGACATTGAGAAGACGGACAGGAAGTACAGCGTCCAGGCAAGCGGACATGCAAACGCAGGACCATACGGATCAGACCTTGTGTGCTGTGCGTTATCAACATTAATGCAGGCACTGGAGCTGAATTATCCTGGCAACAGCACAAGACGGAATAACTCCATAGCAATATGCATAGACGAACCGACAGAGAGAGAGAAGGCTGTAATTGATGCATTCACATTTGCTATGGAATACCTCTCCATTGATTATCCGGACAATATCTCGATTAAAAAAATCGAGCAAAGGGGAGAAAAAACAAAAACGAATATAGATAATGAAACTATATAAAGGGTCGTGACCTACCACAGATTTTATAATATGGAGCTTTTATGGCGAAATACTTTAATCTACAGCTTTATGCTGACGAGGGCGTAAGTGCGTCAGACGCCATGACGCAAGGCGAGGTGACCAGTGTTGTTTCATCCGACACTGGAGTGCAGGACACCGCTGCGGATGCCGAGAGCTTTGATGATCTTATCAAAGGCAGATACAAAGAGGATTTTGACAGAGTCGTTCAGGGCATTGTCCAGAAGCGTGTGGCAAAATCCAAAGCGGATACTGAATTAGTGGGCAAGTTATCACCAGTGGTTCAGCTGTTAGGAAAGAATTACGGAATAGATATTGATGACATCCGTAAAGCAGACCTTGACCAGCTGATACAGAAAGTGACTGACGATAACCGCTTCTACGAGGATCTTGCGATTCAGATGGGATTATCAGAAGAACAGGCAAAAAAGGTATATCAAACAGAGCAAAGGAATAGACAGCTTGAAGCACAGGCTCGTGAACGCACCGAAGAGGATGAACGAAGGGCGGCATTTGCGAACATAGTACAGCAGGCAGATGCGGTTAAACAGCTCTATCCACAGTTCGACCTTGACCAAGAAATGCAGAACATGGACTTCTTGAAGATGGTAATGCCATATAATCAGGGCGGATTAGGGATACCAGTTGAAAATGCATATTACGCACTACACAAAGACGAGCTCCAGAGAGGAGCAATGCAGTATGCTGTACAAAGGACTGCTACGCAGATAACCGACTCTATACGGTCAGGAGCTAACAGACCGAGAGAAGCAGGACTAAATTCAGGCGTATCAGTCGGTAACATCACTGTGGATCCAAGAAATCTATCACAAGCTCAAAGGGAAGAAATTCGTAAACGAGTAGCCAGGGGGGAAAAGATTTCTTTCTGAACCTGGCAAAGATAATCAAACAGGAGAAAGAAAAATGACAAAGAGATTTTTTGAATTACAGTATTTTGGACAGGGTCCTAATCCTGTCGCAACTACAACTAACTATGTAAACCCATACACCGGAGAAACAACAGCATGGGACGCTACACACACAATGTCTCCAGAAATGAAGACATATTACGATACTGAGCTTCTTGAGAACGCAAGACCAAATCTTGTACATGCTCAGTTCGGCAAGAGAGCTCCACTGCCAGCTCATAAGGGTAAGACAATCGAGTTCAGAAGATTTAATACACTGAACAAAGCAGCTGCACTCACGGAAGGCGTAATACCGGAGGCATCTAAGTTCGGCTCAAACGCTCTCACAGCTACCATCACACAGTATGGTGACTATGTAGCAATTTCAGACATGCTTGACCTTCATGCTATAGACCCAGTTCTCCTTGAAGCAACAAAGGAGCTCGGAGCTGCAGCAGGAATCACACTTGATGAGTATACAAGAGATGCTCTCATGGAAGGTACAAACGTCATGTACTGCCCAAAGATCAATACGACAACAGGAGCTGAGACAGAAGTAACATCAAGGGCAACACTTGATGCAACAGCTATACTTACACCAAAGCAGGTAAACAAGGCTGTTACAATTTTGAAGAAAGCTAATGCACCAAAAATTAACGGCAAGTATGTAGCTATCATCCATCCATCTGTAGCATATGACCTTAGACAGAGCCCAGAGTGGATAGAAGCACACAAGTATGCAGCAGTAACAGAGCTCTTTAACGGTGAGATAGGCGAGCTTCACGGAGTAAGATTCGTAGAGACCACAGAGGCTAAGATCTATAAGGGCTCAGAATCCGGAGCTATTGCAACATATTGCACACTGTTCTTAGGACAGGATGCATACGGAATCATTGCTCCAGACGGAGCTGGTCTTCAGATGATAACCAAACCTGCATCACAGGTAGGTGGTCCTCTTGAACAGTTCAGTACAGCAGGCTATAAGCTCTCAACAGCTGCTAAGATACTCTACCAGGACAGAATCCTCAGAGTAGAATCAGGAAGCTCCTACAGTGCAGTTGATGAAGCTAACTAATTAACTAAGGAGACCTATATGGCAACTAAGAAAAAAGAAGAAGAAGTAGTAGTAGAAACTATTGAGGGAGAAGAAGATCCTTTCAAGATATTGAAAGAGATAAGGCTCCCAAGAGCTCCTCAGGGCGAACCGGACACTGTATACGCTGCAGTGAATGGCCGAGCCTGGTATGTAAAAAGAGGAGTAGTCGACAAGGTACCGCTCCCTATTTACGAAGTGCTTATGAATGCACTGGATGCTGAAGAAGCATCAGATAGATTCGCAAGATCTCGTGAACAGGAGAAGGAGCTTGGTAGAATGTAACTTCTTAATGACCGTGGGGACGCTACAACAGGCGTCCCCATTTTTGAAAGGAAAATAACATGACCATCAACGAAGCAATCACAAAGATAGATAATGTAAAGCCAAACGCATACAGCACAGATGACAAGATAGAATGGCTGTCCCAGCTGGACGGACTTGTCTATCAGGAGCTCATCAAAACGCATAATGATTTCGAAGAAACGACAGAGAATAAATTCACCGGATACACATCCGAAGATGGCGATGAAGAGATGCTAATTCCGTTCCCTTACGAGAACGTATATATAGAATGGTTGACTGCACAGATAGACTTAACAAATGCAGACATAGGCAGATATAACAATTCAGTTATGTCTTTTTACAATGACTACAATCAGTTTGCGAACTGGTACACAAGAAACCATATGCCAACGCAGAAACTGGGATGGAGACTCTAATGAAGGTAACTCAGCTTAACGTACTAAACACGTCAAGAGACATGACCAGGTTCTTCAGAGGATATAACCATCAGCTGTACATCAATGACGCAGAATGGTACGAGATGAAGAACATGACAAGCTCTTACTATCCGGTGCTGTCGCCACGAGACAAACGAATGCACATAGCATCGTATACGGGCAACACGAATGGATTGTTTGCTAAATCGAGATTGCTATGGGTAAAGGGTAACCGCCTTTACTATAACGGACTTCTGGTGGATGGTCAGCTTGACGATTCTGAAAAACAATTCGTATCAATGGGAGCACTCGTAATCATCTATCCTGACAAGAAGGTGTTCAACACCAATGATCCAGAGGCTGGACTTAAGAGCATGGGTGCATCCTGGGACACAACTGGTGGAACCGTAACATTTACGTTATCAAAGATAGACGGAACTGAATACGGAACATATCTGATATCGGCAACAGCTCCGTTAGATCCGCAAGATGGGGATCTGTGGATGGACATATCAACATCAACATATGTCCTGAAGCAGTGGTCCTCATATAGCGAGATGTGGGTAGAGATACCTACGACATACGTAAAGATATCCTCAACTGGCATCGGAGCATCATTCAATCAGTTTGACGGCATAACGATATCGAACTGTGCGATTGCCTCTCTTAATGGTTCAAACATAATACAGGCAAAGGATAACGACTACATAGTCGTGACCGGACTTCTTGACGAGGTAGTGACGCAGACAGACCCACTATATGTGACAAGGGATGTTCCACAGATGGATTTTCTTACAGAGCATAATAACAGACTTTGGGGATGCTCTTCACTGAATCACGAGATATATTGCTGTAGACTGGGAGACCCGTACAACTGGAATGCTTTTGAAGGACTGTCAACAGATAGCTATGCTGCAACGATTGGTTCAGATGGAGACTTTACCGGAGCTATTACCTATGGGAACTACGTCCTGTTCTTCAAAGAGGATAAGCTGCACTTTGTCCAGGGAGACAAGCCTGCCAACTTCGTAATAGGTGAAAAGACCTTGAGAGGCGTGGAAAAGGGCTCAGAGAAATCCCTTGCCATTGTTGACGAGGTCCTGTACTACAAATCTCCGGACGGGATCGTAGCGTATACGGGCTCACTACCGGACGGACTGTATGATTCCTTCGGCGGTGTCAGATATAAGTATGCGGTAGGCGGTGGAGCAAGAAGTAAATACTATGTATCAATGCAGAACATAGAGGATAATACCTGGCATCTGTTTTGTTATGATGCAAAGCGGGGAATGTGGCATAGAGAGGATGACCTGCAGGTAACATACTTCGCAAAGTATGATAACGAGCTTTGGTATTTTGACGCAAACAATAACTTCGGAACTATCTTCGGCACAACAGGAAACAACACGGAGCTCATAATCAATATGGGCAATATCGGTGAGGACTGTCACGTATCGACAGAGCTTGAGGGGGACATATCCTGGTACGTGGAGACAGGAAACATAGGGATGGAGTCACCAGATCAGAAGACGCTTTCACGATTCCTCATAAGGCTGAGGGCAGATATAGGAACGACGATAACCGTATCAATGCAGTATGATTCGCTGGGAGTGTGGGAGAATAAAAGGACAATCACGTCACATACCCTTACATCTTTCAACATTCCTGTAATACCCAGAAGATGTGACCATATGCGTATGCGTATAGAAGGAACCGGAATGTGTAAGATATTCTCTATCTCAAAAGAGACAGAACAGGGGAGTGAGCTTCATGGCAACCTTTAATATTCAACTGCCAAACGTAAGGCATCTGGACTGGAACGACAGACGGACGCAGAATATGCTCCTGGATTTCTTCAATGAGCTGACAGAGAAACTGAATTATACCTTAAACAACATGGATCTGACCAACTTTGACAGGACCACATACATAGATCTGTCAAGGTCTACATCATACAAAGACCCTGAGCAGCTGCTGGAAAAGTTATCGGATGCAGAGAAAGAGGAAAGAGAAGAACTGCGTAACGAACTGGAGCGTCTCATATGGACGACAGCCAACAATATCGAAACCACATATGACGCAAAATTCCTGCAGAGTGATGAAATGCTCAGCTCCGTGTATGATTCTGTGACTGAGGCGACTGGCGAGTATGGCACGCTGGCAAAGGCACTGTCCACAAGATTTGAACAGACTTCTGATTCCATAACTGCTGTGGCAAAATCGGTGCAGACCGTAGAAGCATCAGCGAATAAGAACCTGGAGGACTACAAGAACGAGGTAGCTCAGTATCTTACCTTTGATACAACAGGGCTTACCCTTAGCAAAGAGAATAGCCCTTTCAAGACCGTACTGACTGAGCAGAAGCTCACGTTCAAACAGGGGAGCGAGGATGTTGCCTGGATATCTGATAACGAGCTCCACATCAAAAACGCAAATACACAGCAGATGTCTGCAAATAACATAACCATTGTAAACACACTTAGGATAGGGAACTTCGTCTGGAAACCGGAATCAAACGGAAGCATGAGCCTTGTCTTTGACGAAATGACACAAGAATAAGGAGATAAGTTATGGCTGTATCAACACCTGTAAATACAGGATATACGATAATCAACGGAACGACAACAGGTAGCAACGGAAGCAAAGTAAATACCTGGGTAGA